GGCGGTTGGTTCCGCTCACCTGGGCCGCAGCATTCACAGCGTCCGTCCGAAGCCTCCCGATCGCGCGGCGAGTTGCTTCGGTTTCAAGCGTCCCATTCTCAAACGCATCGCTGATCGCGTTGCGTAGACGCATGAACGCCTCGACGGCAGGCCCGCGGGCTTCAGCGGATGCTTTGCCGATTGCCCGCTGAATGATCTGTAGCTCCGCCGTGGACGCTGCGAGAGCGTTTCTGTCGAGCCCGAGGGTTATTCCGGCCGCCCCTCGCCCACCAAAACTGGTCGCGAAGCCTTCAGTGTCGGATACGCGGCGCGCTTGTGAGGCATTTCGAGCCATCGCCCGCTGGTCGGCATCCCGCTGGCGCTGGGCGTCCTCCTGCATCCTCCGCTCGGCCGCGTCGCGAGCCCTGGCCGCAGACTCGTCGAGAATCCGCTGACGCCGGGCGTTTCGTTCGTCCTCGTTCCGCTGGAGAAAATTCACCGGGAGATTCGTCCGCATCCCCATGCCTTCGATCGACACGGGCTTCGTTCCGGTGTTCACGGGGCCGGCAGGCCCGACGAGGCCCCGCTGGTATGGGGTCTGGAAATTCACAGGAGACGACTCGCCGACATTTGCCCGGATCATCGCCTCGCGAGCGCCGGGCGCCCACACGGAAGACGCCCCTACGTTCGCCTCTACTCGGCGCGCCTGGGCCAGATTCGTCCGAAGCCCGACGTTATCGGCGATCGAATCCGCCATCCGCTTGCTGGCGGATTCAGCACCCATGAGCGACGTCGCGAGGTCGTCGACCTTCTTCGCCATCTGGACGATGTCGCTGGTCGCGACGGGGAGCCCCTTCTCAAACTCGTCCATGAGGGCCTGTGCTTCGGCCTGCACAGACACGACTGCCGGTTCAAACTTGCTCCGGATGGACGACGACGCACGCTCAACGGCAGAAGCAATCTTCCCGATGCGAACAGCGATGTCGTCGCTGATCATCATCTTCTTGGAGAAATTGCTTGAGTCGAAGCCCTTGACGGCCCCCATCTGGGCCGCGGCAATGGCGCGAGCCCTCTTTTGGGCGGACGTGTACATTTCGCCGAAAGACCTGTCGGCGGAGCGGTTGACGTTCCGCAGGGTCGTCTCGATCGACCGGAGCGCCTTCTCAAAAGGCGCCGCGAACCCGCTCTGCACCTTGGACGCGATGTCCGAAGTGTTGACCGTGACCAGCGCGGAGACTTTGCCGAGGTATCCTGCCGACATCACACGCTCGCGTTTATGTCTTCGCCGGGTTTCTTCGTGAGCTTCATCAACTCAGCGATGATCTGGTCTTGCGTCTGATCGACTTTCCTCGTTGCCGGGATGAAAGCCGCCTCGTCGGGCACCTTGTTGCCGTAGTTCCCCGAGGCCGCCATGACGATCCGGCAGAGACGCGCCGTCTGCTGCCAGCCGTCCTCAAGCGGCCACCGCTGGTCGTATGCGTACCACCGGGAAATCTCCTCCGAATCCATTCGGTGGAGCATTTCCCCGACAGTCATTCCGCCGAGAGCCAGAGCGAGCCGGTGGTAAAACTTTAGCTCTGGACGCTCGGCGAACCTTTTCCCAACTCGTCGACCGCCTTCGCCGACAGGTAGTTGATCTCCCACGCCTTGTCGAACACGCGAGCCAGAACGTCGCCCGACTTCTCACCGAGCGCAGCGACCTGATCCGGCGTGAACAGGAGCGTGCCGCTCTCGTCGCACAGCGTCAGGACGAGGAACTGGCAGCGGACGGACTTGTCCTTCTCCTTGTTGACCCACTCTTCAAAGCGATCCCGGTCGGTGCCGCGGAGGACGCGGACGTAAGTCGTCCCACCCCATTCGGGCACGTCGACCGACTGAACCTTGGTGTCGTTGGCGGAGAGAATCTGACTTGCAGAGAGCGCGGGCATGGTGGAACCTTGTTCAAGAACCTGTGTAATCAGTCATCACGAAGTTCAGAGAACCCCTGACGACGTCGCCTGTTTTCACTTCCGTGGTTGCCGACTTGAGGACTGCGTTTCGCGTGAAGCTGTACCCAGCGGAGCCAAACACAAGCGACCCTCGGGTTCCGAGGACTGCCTGTGGGTCGATGCCGCCGGAGGCGTGGATGTAGTCCACGCGAATGGTGCCGGGCGACGTCGCGCCCGTGGGCACCATGACGGTGTACTGCGCCGGGTCGTTGATCCCGGTCATGTCGACAATCTCCGCCTCGGGAGTGCTGATCGACAGTCCAGCAACGATCGCCGACACGCCGCCAAACGTGAACGTGGCCCCCTGCGCGCTGACGCCAGCCATGGATCACGCAACCTTGAACGTGACGCTGCCCTTGATGAGATCGCCGACGGAGCCGCCGGTGCTTGCCGAGGTGATCGTCGAATTGCCCGAGAACGACATCGGCCCGGTGATGGAGATCGCCCCAGACGTGCCAGCCGTGAGGATGGTCGTCGAGATGACGTCGACAGTGACCTCTCGATTCGTTGCGAACCCACCAACAAACTCCTTGCGGCCATTCGGCGGGATGCCAAGATGGCTGCCGTCGATCAAGTCCTGCTGGTCACTGACCTGGACGCTCGTCACCGTCAAGGTCGTGCCACCAAAGGTAAACGTGAGACCCTGTGCGGAAATGCCTGCCATCTAATCAGCCTCCTTGCGTGCTACTGTGTGGCCTCTTGCCACCTGACTTGGTATGACTGTCTGACTTCGTAGGCCGGCGGTAGCTGCGCTCCCTGCATCGTTGGATCAAGGAAGTCGTCTAGCTCCGAAATCAGCCGTATATCTTGTATTGTAGCGTTTCCGAATGTCGCGGTGCGTCCGTCGAGCGTCAGTCGAACCTCGTCGGCAAGCACTCTGGCGTCGTCGTATGACAGCGCCCAGCACGCGATTTGGATGGTCGCAACGGGGACGTAGATCGGGCCATTGCTTGTAATCGTCGATTCGCGGGAGATATTGGCCCGGCGGTACAGGATGAACGGGAAAGGGGAGTCTTTTGGCACCGCGAGCGGGTAGACATTGAACCCGGCGAGGCGCGCGACCCGCGGCTCGGTGATCAGTCGAAGCGAAATGTGCTGCTCGGGCTGGATGATCATGCGGCATACGCCGAAACGGCGTTCTTCAGGACTCCAATGACCGCGTTGTAGACGTTCATCCGATGAATCTCGATCGTTTCCTGCATCCAGTGATGCGCCGGCATCGGGGCGATCGTCTCGCCCGGCTTGAGCGTGATCGGATGCTGCTTGCGGCCGTCGCCGCCCTTGCCGGGGCCTGCGAAGTCGCGGGAATACCCCGGTCGGCCCGCCGGCTGGTTCTCCCGCTCGCGGAGGCTGCCCATGAGGAAGTAGTGGCCGCGGCCAGCCTTGGCAAACGCCTCGTCGTCCATGCGGCCGACCCTCCGCATCGGCCCCATCTGGGCGTTGACCTTCTGGTGGACGTTGACGTAGGTCCGCCGGCCCTGCGTGCCAGGGCGCCGCGCCTCGGTCCCGAACTCAACCAGCCATGCGTGATTGCCGGACCCGTCCTTGTCGGACGCTCCGCCGGTGCCGGTGCTTTTTGGGCCGACAACCGCGACCGCAACGACGCCGCCAGACTGGTTGTCGTAGCGGACCTTCTTGCGACCGACCGATTTGGCAAGGTTGCCCGTCGCCATGTGGATCGACGCCCGGCGGCGGTAGTCGTCCTCGATGATCCTGGCGCCGTACTCGACCGCCTTGAACAGAGTGTCGTCGCTCTCAAGCACCCCGACGAACCCTTGGAGTTGCTTGACCAACTCGCGGGCGCCGTCGAGCCTCATGCTCACGAAGCCGGCCGTTGTCTGCTTGCCGGTCAGGCCGGACGAGAAGACGCGAGACAGTGCATTGAAGCTCGTTCCGGCCATCACGTCACCTCCTTGCACAGGATGACGTGCTGCGACCGGACTTCGCGCTCGATCGGCGCCCCGGCGAACTCCATGACCCGGCCGCGCCAGACGATCCGCCACGTCGCGGCGATGCCGGAGTAGAAGCGAATCTTGACTTCGTGGGTTGCGATGGAGTTTGCCTGCATGGCCTGGAGAACCTCTCGCGACGACAGCCCACGGATGGCTGCCCACACCTCGGCGACGTCCTCCCACTCCAGATTGGCAGACCCCGTCCCCGTCCGGTTCGTCGCCGGCTTCTGGAGAAGCACACGCTCTCGCATCAGGCCAGAGTTGATCATTTACCCCACCCAGAGTGCCGAATACGCCCCTTGGCCGCTCACCGAAGCCACCGTGACCGTTGCCGTGACCGGCAGGACAGCCACGCGCCCCGAGGCAACGTTGAACGCCCCGGCGACCCGGAGGTCCGGCGTGCCCTCGTTCTTGACCACCAGCGTCGACAGGACCGACGGTCCGGTGATTGAGATGGCCGACGTGCCCACGGTGGCCCCGTCGGTGTACTGCTTGACGTTCGCGTCGATCAGGAAGTGATCCGACAGGCTGTTGACGGTGAACGTCGCCGTGCCGGCGTCGTGAACGACCAGATCGACGTCCAATTTGGCCTTGATGCTCATCGAAACACCCCCAGGTCAGCCGCGGCGAGCAGCGTGTCGAACGTCTTCGGGATCGTGCCGTAGTTGCTCGGGCCGACGATCTGCCGCGTGTCGTACCAGTGGGCGACGAGCATCATCATCAGGTGCTTGTAGACCGGCGGGACACTCGATCCGTCGTCGCCGAAGCCCGCGGTGAAGTTCACGACGACGCTGTTCTCGTCTCCGCGGACTCCGGGCCATGTTTCGGACCAGTTGGGATAGATGCGGCCGGGGACCGTTCGGGTGTCGACCCGGAAGTCTCCGGCCGCGCTGCTCTTGGAGCCGGTTGCTCCGTCTCCAAGGCGATAGGTGACTGTGATGTTGCCCAATTGCAGCATCGGCCGGGGCAGGATGATCTGCCACACGGGGAACAGGTCATAGGAGACCTCCCAAGTCGTG